AGGAGCTGGATAGTTTTCAGACCTTTCCGCCTTTTATTGGCGGTTAGGCTTGAATATTATAAATAATATAAAGTAAAAATGGGGTGTCACGTTAATTAATTATTAATATAAAATTTATGAATTACGTAAACAAAGTAAGGGATTTACTTGAAAAAGAATTAAAAATGGAAGGGACAGATTACGAAGATTTATTAGACGTGTATGGATTATTAGTTTTTATAGTAGGAGTAAATTGTACCAATGAACATATACACGATGCTTGGTCTATCTGGCAAAACATTTCGCAACCAAAACATAGGTCATTAATACCGTTTAATGAATTGACAAAAGAAGTACAGGACTTAGATGAGCCTTATCGGCAAGCAGTTATTAAGGTAGCTAAAATAATTTGTGAAGAATATAAATAATATATGAAAATATACAAAGATATAACAGCCGAAGACAAAAAGACAGAGATAAGGTTGATTAAAAAGGAAATATCTAAATATAACAAAATAATCATAGAGCTTAATAAATGTTTAAAATATTTAAACAATAAATAAAATTTATGGAAAATGAAATTACTTATACACCAGTTAAACAAAAATTAGGAAAACCAAATATAGTGCCTCAAAGTGGTTGGATTGTTTTATGTCAATATTGCGGTGAACAGATTGGTAATACACAAAGATTCTGTTCTATTTGTAGAAAAAAAGAGGGCAGACAGGGTATTTTAAAGGAAAACATAGAAGTATTAAAACAATTAAGAGAAAAAGGATTTTGTCAAAATAAAGTAGAATTATTAGCAGTTTAAAATGGATAGCAATAAAATAAAATCTTTTTCAAAGAAAGAACAGCTTAAATATATAAATGAATTTAAGAATAGAAAGAAAAAATTGCAAAAAGAGTGCCATAAACTTTGGCGTGAAATAGTATTTTTAAAAGCTGGTTATAAATGTGAGTATTATGGCTGTAATAATGAAGCAACACAACCGCATCACGTAAAAACAAAAGGACATTGCCCCCATTTACGTTATGACCCTGATAATGGTATTGCTCTTTGTTATTATCATCACAAAGGAAGAGATGGTGCGCATAGCGATATTCATTTTAAAGATAAAATTTTGGGAAAATATCCAGGCTATAAAGCTATAAGGACTGAACAATGGATTGAACTTTTAGACAGAAAAGCTGGGACTACTCAAAAATTAGATTTGGAAATGGAATTTTTATATTTAAAAAATAAATTAGATGAATTTAAATAACCCCTTATAGGGTATAATAAATATATGAAAAATTTAAAAGATTATAAAGAATGCAGAGAATGTGGATGTTTAACTAACGTTTCAAAAATGAAAAAAGTTGAAATTATTAATTCTTTTTGTTATAATGATACTTTTTTTTATTATTGTAATAGATGTGCACCGAATTATAATAAAACAAGTATAGGTACTAATAGTGTAAGATATTTTAAAGATATAACAATAGAGGTTAATGAAAGCGGTAAAAAAATAAAATGAATAAAGTAGACCTTGAAAATATTACTTGTAGTGATATATATAGACAGATTAAAAAGATTAAAAAAAAACATAAACTTGGTAAAGGAAGTTATCTTGTAATAGATAAAGATTTATTAAAAGATATTAAAAATTCTAAAGGATTATAATTTTATGCACCAAAATAAAGCAGAAAACCTTTACAGAGCATTTATTAATTTAATTAAATGTATAGACGCTGATGACGACCCCATTAAATTCGGTAGGGAGCTTAATAAAAAGTTTATAGAGATGACTGGGACTTATCCAAGATTCTACTCTTGACATAAAATAGAATAGAGTATATAATAATAAGTAAGATTAGTTATTAGTTAATAGTTAGCAAGGGATTAAAAGCTCAAAAGCCTAATCGCTTAAATTGAGAAGGGGAGATAATCCTTGAGGTTATTTTATAAATCTCCTCTTGAATGCTAAACGATGAAATATACAAAGAGTGATTGAAGATTAAATTCTTCCTTGCTCGTTAAATTAGAGTTGGGGAGATTGTAAAAATATCTTTAACTTTTTTGTTTTAACGGCAAGGCGGTATTTAATCTTTTATTATATGAAAATAGATAAATGAAAACAAACAAAAAGCAATTAGAGTTATTTACTAAGGAATGTAATTATTGGATTAATAAATTTAAAATAACCGGCTGGGATATAAAAGTTTGCGGAATGAGTGGAATAGACAGCTTGGCAAAGTCAATGTTAGAGCTTAGAGGAAGAGTAGTAAGTATTTGGTTAAACGAAGAATATGATGAACTTAATGATTTTAGAAAAGCAAATGAATTAAAAAAAATAGCTAAACACGAGATTATCCATATTTTGATAGGCAGATTGACTTGCTTGTCAGACAAAAAATATATAACAGACGATGAAAGATATGAGGCAGTTGAAGAACTTGTAGTAAAACTTGAAAAATTACTATGAAATTCAAATATAAATTTAAATCAATAAAAGAATTTAAAAACTTTGTTAAGATAAAGGAAAATTTATGCGAACTAACGACAGATGCCCAATCTGCGGAGTTAAAGGAAAAAGACCGAAAGTTATACCCCAACTGGTAGAAGACTATAAAGGGGTTATGATTTGCAATAATAAGGAGTGTGAAAGGTATTAAAAATATTATAAAATATGAGATTATTATACATACATAAATATATAATACTTATACCAGACTATTTTAGACTAGGATTTTATCAAAGTTTTATGTTATTAAGGAATAAAACGTGGGAAGCATTTAAGTATTATTTCTTTATTAAGTTAATTAAATAATAAAAAGTATGTTAGTAAATAAAGGCGGAAGACCATCCGAAATGACAGATGAAAAAGTAAAAAAACTAGAAGAGATATTTGCCCTCGATGGCACTATTGAAGAAGCGTGTTTTTATACTGATATTAGCAAAACAACATACTATAATTGGCTAGATAAAAATCCTAAGTTAGTTAACCGTTTCGCAGAATTAAGATTATCGCCAGTATTAAAGGCAAGAAGAACAGTAGTCAATGATTTAAAGAATTATCAGAATGCAATGGATTATTTAAAAAGAAAAAGGAAAAAAGAATTTGGCGACAACATAGATGTGACTAGCGGTAATAAGCCAATACCTTTATTAACTGGAATAAACAATGCTATACATCCCGACAACGGCTCTGATGAAGTTGTTAAAACTAAAGAAGAAGATTAGAGGAATAGCTGGTGGTACTAGCGCTAGTAAGACAATAGGCGTATTACAACTGTTAATTGATTTATCGCAAAGAGAAGATAATGAAATGATTAGTGTCACTAGCGAATCTATGCCTCACCTTAAAAGAGGAGCGATAAGGGACTTTTTAAATATAATGCAGAACCATAACTATTTTGACGATAAGCGTTGGAATAAGAGTGATTTTATATATACCTTTGAAACAGGAAGTAGAATGGAGTTCTTTAGTGCAGATATGCCCCACAAGGTAAGGGGTGCAAGGCGTGATATATTATTTATTAACGAAGCCAATAATATACCATTAGAAACCTTTGAACAGTTAGAAGTAAGAACTAAAAAGACTGTATGGCTAGACTGGAATCCAACCTTTGAATTTTGGTTCTATACCGAGATACTTAATAATCCGGCTTTTGAGAAAGCAGTAGACTTTCTTATACTTACATATAAAGATAACGAGGGACTAGACCAAGAAGTAATTGACTCAATAGAAAGAAGAAAAGGAAATATTAATTGGTGGAAAGTATATGGGCTAGGAGAGCTTGGCGAATTAGAAGGCAAGATATATACAGACTGGCGTATTATTGATAAAGTACCACCAGAAGCAAGGCTAGAGAGATATGGATTAGATTTTGGTTATTCTAATGACCCAGCCACTATTGTAGGAGTATATTATTTTAATGGAGAATATATTTTGGACGAGATTACATATCAGAAAGGATTACACAACAAAGACTTGGCTGATATTATAAAGAACCTTAAACCCTGTTTAACAATAGCCGATAGTGCTGAACCTAAAAGCATTGATGAGATTAGAAGTTATGGTGTTAATATTATAGGTGCAAAGAAACAACAAGTAAGCTATGGCGGTAAAAAGAGTTATTTAAATTGGAGTATAGACCAAGTACAAACCCAAAAGGTTGCAATGACTAAGCGAAGCACTAATATGATAAAGGAATACAGAAGCTATATGTGGAAGACTGATTTAAACGGAAACATAATAAAAGAACCAGAACCAGGCAACGACCACGCTCTAGACGCTGTAAGGTATGCTATAACATCATTAAACGCTATATTAAGGCGTGAAGAATACATTAATAGCTTGCCCCACGAGCTATTTATAGATAAAAAACCATTAAATCCTGCGAGATAATATGTATAACGTAAAATTAGAAATAAATGACCAAACACTTGAAGTAGAGGGTAAAACCTTACTGTCTGCTTTAAAAAAGCTAAAGAAGCCCACAGTCATTAAGACAGCCGGGCTTATTAAGATTTCAGAGGGCAAGCGATACTACGAAAGGATAATGAATATACCTAGACTAAAGTCAATGTTTAACGATACCAATCCAATATATAAAGAAGTTTTTGCAAAAAATTTCGAACTTTTCCTTAAATAATTAAATAAAAAACCGTTTATGTTTAACAAAATAGGGGATAGAAGATGGGCTAATGATGACTTAGAGGAATATTCTAAGTGTGATTGTGGTAAAAAGTTTTGGGCTGGCTCTAAATGGGAGTATGGCAATTTCGTTACTAGATGTAATAAATGCCAAGATAAGTTTGATAAAGAAAACCCAGCAGAACCTTATGTGCCATTAATAGATTATGATAAGGAGAAACAAGCATATAAAAAGTTAATGAGGTTTAGAGATAAACACGAAAAACTTTGTAAAGATTTAATTTAACAATATATAAAAAACTGTTTAAACATTTGGTAATGCCCTTAAAGGTATCCGAGTTTTCTTTAAACGGTTCTTGATATCTTTAAAGGCACTACTAAGTTAAGTAGCGCTTTTTAATTTATAAAACTATGATTTCAAACGATATTTTTCAGTACATAACGAAGGAAGAAACAAACTATAAACAACCAATAGATTTAATGGGTTGGCAATGGTGTATGCCTAACCACATTAAGACAGGCTTTTATTATAAGCACGGTAGATTATTAACTGGTAACCAAGACGATAAACCAGTAAAGAATATAGTTAGACCAATCCTTAAATTGTTATACCGGACCGAAGATATTGATGTTAAAGATGTATTTTTATATATAGATAACCAAGACAAACAACACTTATCATTCCTTATTAAAAAGTATCACGATGATGTATTTGTTAAAGAGTATGACCTAGACACCTTATGGGATGACTTTAATATGGAACGAATTGATTATGGTGGCGGACTATTAAAGAATATTAATCAGCCTGTTCCTGAGTTAGTGCCATTATCTTCATTAGCATTTTGTGACCAAACTGATATGCTGTCCGGGCCGATAGGGATTAAACATTTCTTCTCACCTGACCAATTACTTGAAATGGCTGATATGGGATGGGGCAAGACAAGCAATGGTGCAACCATATCTTTGGAAGAATTAATAGTACTATCAACCGAAGAAAAGGACACAATGGATGGCACAAGAAAGAATGTGACCCCTGGCAAGTATATTGAAGTCTACGAGGTACACGGCAATATGCCTAATAAGTTTTTAAAAGAAGATGACGATAGTGGCAAATACACCACTCAAATGCAAATAGTAGCTTTTTATACTAAAAAAGACGGTAGTGCCGGAGAGAAAGAGGGCGTTATTCTCTTTAAAGGCAAAGAAGACGAAAGTCCATTTAAACTATCATTAAGAAATAAAATAAACGGCAGAGCCTTAGGTTTTGGTGCAGTTGAGGAACTAGAAGAAAGCCAGGTATGGACTAACTATAATCAGATTAGATTTAAACAGCTATTAGATAGTGCCGCTAAGACCTTATTTCAAACAGATGACCAAGCCTTTGCCAACCGCAACAAGATTAGCTCAATGGAGAATAACGAAATTACGGTGACGGAAGAAGGTAAGACAGTAAGACAGATTGATACATTCCCAAGAAACGCAGGTTTGTTTGAAAGATATACCCAAGAATGGGAACAGCAAGCTAGAACTACAGCATCAGCTAATGAACCATTAATGGGCGAAAGTCCTTCATCCGGCACACCATTCGCACTACAGGAATTAGTAGTAAACGAGGGCAAGGGAGAACACGACTTTAATAGAGGTCAATTTGCCAAGGACGTTGAAAAGATTTATAGGGATTGGATTATACCGCACATCATCACAAAGATAACTCAAGGCAAGAAGTTTTTATCAGAGCTAAGCATTGATGAAATGGAAGAAGTTGGTCGTAAGGTAATAGAGAACCAGATTAACAAACGAAGAAAAGAGCAAGTATTAAATGGCGAGATACCTAACCCTGAAGATGACGAGATATTTAAAGCAACTCAGAAAGAAAAGTTTATGGGTGATAATAAGAAATTTATTGAAATACTTAAAGGCGAGTTTGAGGGGATAGCCTCAACAATAGGTATTAATATACTTGGTAAACAAAAGAAAATGGCGGCGCAGGTTGATAAGCTAGTAAATATCTTTAGACAGGTAGCATCAGCACCGCAATTACTAGATGACCCAAGAATGGCTAAGCTGTTTAATCAGATACTTGAAAGCTCAGGACTATCGCCTATTAACTTTGGTGCTTGGAGAATACAAGAACAGCTACCACAAGCCCCAGTCCCAACAGGAGTTACTGCACCGATAGCAGAGCAAAGTAAAACTATTAATAACAAATAAATATGAACATTACTAACGAAGCCGAAGAATTAGAAATTAGAAAGTTTACTAACAACAAGATTGCTTACAACGCAATTAAAAAGATTTTGTTGTCGCCTGTTTACAACGAGGGTATATTAAAACCTGGCAAAGAAGTAGGCGACCCATTAAAGAATTTTGCACTTAACAGGGCATCAAACGCTATTCAAACTAACCCAGGGATTACTGATAAAATGCTAGGGCAAGATTTAAGAGCTAACACACAGGCTTGCAGACTAATAGAGCTAGGTTTTCAACAGTTAGATAAATATAAGGATGTTGAGCCTCCTAAAAAGGATGAATCAAATCCGGCAAGATAATTAATTAAAATATTTTATGGACAAATTTATGGGATTGACGCTTGTGTGGGATTAATTAATATATAAAAATAATATGATTAAAAGAATGAGCTCCTTAAAGGAGAAACTCTATGGTAACAAATCCATAGAGGAGCCTGAAAAGGCAAAAGAATCAAAGTCAAAGGTCGGAGAAACAGAGGCTGAAAAGCCCAAATCTAATAAATCTAAGAGTAAAAAATATGAATAAACTTAAAGTATTTTTAACAGTAGCCTTGACTTTGGTTATTTCAGCAAGTGTAGTATTTGCAATAAATATGACAGTCAATGAAATGCTAGAAATTCAGAATAGGGCTACAAATGAAGTGACCTTTGGGGCATTTCCTGGGGGTGACATCTATCAGGATGTAAACTTTTTTCAAAAAGAAATAAGTTATAACAGGACTATGGCCACAACATCATCCTTAGAAGCATCAACCTTGCTTGCTAGAGAAATAACTAGATATGAAAGGATTGAATATGATAATAGTAGCGATGGTGGTGCAGACGGTTTACACACTTTAACCTTACCAGCGTCTAGCACATTAACTCATTTCTTACCTGTTAATGGTTCTTGCACACATACACTTATTGTAAATAACGAAGCAACAGCCGCTTCTAGTACAACCATAACCGCAGGGACTGGTGTAGCTATTAATGAAGCAACTGACGGTGCCGAAATCTTAGGTGGTACACAAACAGCCGACTTAATGTGGTGCAGAAATTATAGTGGTACAAGTGCAAATGATTTTACTGTATATATTACCGAGTACACAGCAAGCGATTAATAATTAAATATTTGCTTTTATCTTAAACAGATGTTTACTTAAAAGCGTGAAACTATATGGCAGATGCCAAAGAACAGCCAACATTAGATGATGTTAAGGCTGAGATTGTTGAGAAACACGAACTAGATGTAGAAATACAAGCTGACTTAATTACTAATTTGGCAGAAGAAAGAATGGAAATAAGCTCAAACAATCAAAAGAATCTTTCAAAAGCGATTGAATCAAAAGTAAAGTATAGAAAAAAACTTATTGAAAAGGGGTTAATTGACCCAGAAACTTTTAAGCCAATCGAAAAAAAGAAGCCAGACGGCAAACCTAATAAACCTAATAAAGACGATTTCGACTATGGGCAATTAGCTTATCTATCAACAAAAAAGTTAGATAGTGATATTGCGCAGAAAGCGATTAAGGATTATTTAGCTGAAAACTCTGGCAAAACGTTAGAGCAAGCCGTTACTAATAAATTTTTATTAGCAGAGATTAACGAACAACTTGAAGTGCAAAAAACAAAGGATGCTACACCATCCAGCACAAAGCGTGCGCCTACATCTGGCAAGGGTAGTGTAGATTACTGGATAGACAAAGGAGAGATGCCACCTACTGACCAAGTACAACTCAGACGAGATGTACTCAACGCAAGAATTGCTAGGGATAAGCAGGGTTCTCAATTTGCCAATCAATCTGTTGTTTCAAAATCTGCATAGTTGGAAAGTTTTACACTTATTGTGAGTAATACTTTTACGACCGCAGGAAGTGACCCGAACGTGGGCGGAGTATATCCCCAGGAATGGGCTACTAAACTGCAAGAACGATTGGACGCACCAATCAACTGGAAGGAAGTTTGCAATGTAAAATATTCAAACACTCGTACAATGAATATGCCGTATATGTCCTCCGAGCCTGCCATTCAAACTGGTACTCGTGGAACAGCTTATGGCTTTTCAGACTTCACCTTAATTAACGACCAGCTTACTGTAAGCACATATAAGCCAGTACCTGTCTTTATTGACAGAGCTGACCTTGCTCAATGTACTTTAGTTGACCAAATGGAAATGGCTGGCCGTCAAGGTGACGTCATTAACGAACACGTTGAATCTGCATTTTTAGCAAACCACGGAAATTGGACTAACTTTACTAATGCTTCTATTGGTGGAGATGCCGGAACCATTACAGTTGCCCCAACTAATATTGATGACATTATAAGGGGAATCAAGCGTGAAATCGGTGAAGCTAACGGACAGAAATTGGCAGACAGGCAAGGTATTTGTATAGTTTGGCGTTATGCTGACTTAGAAATCCTTGAACAGTTTGCACAAGCTAATGGTTTTAATTTAGCTGACAAAGCTCTTAAAAACGGTATTAAATCAGGTTATCATTTTATGGGTGTAGACCATTACGTGTCTAATTCTCATACATCTGGGCATCTGTTTGCCGGAGTTAAGAAAATACAGCAAATTGGAATCCTTAAATCAACTTACGGACAATTAGTAGTTACCGAAGACCCAGACCTACAGTCTGGTGTCGGTATGATTTCTAGGGTTGATTATGGCTTGAATGTACCTACTGCACACGATGGATTGGTGTTTGACATTACCGTTTCGTGATTAAATGAGTAGTAGTCTATTTAATGATTGCTTCTACATTCCCTCAATAATTTATAGTTGGGGGGATAAGATAAGCGACTATTGATAAATAACCAAATCTATACACATAGAAAATTATGGATATTAAAATAGCAATAGCGATGCCTACTAACAGAGGCGTTAAAGCACAAACAGTCAAATCTTTATTAGAGCTTGACTGCAAATATGAAAAACATATTATCATAGCTACGCAAGGGTATACAATAAGTGAGAACAGAATTTATATAGCAATGCAAGCTATTAAAAACAAATGTACGCATATATTAAGTACTGATGATGATATGATATTTCCGATTAGTACACTTAATCAGTTGTTGAAACACAATAAAGATATTGTTGGTGTAGTAGCTAATTCAAGAGCATTCCCGTTAATGCCAGTAGTGGAATTTTTTGATGATGACAAAATAAGCGTTGCAGATAGATTAATGGGTAGACGTGATATACCGAAAGAGTTGTTTGAATGTAAAGCAGTTGGTGGCGGTGTCACATTAGTTAAAACAAATATTTACGATAAAATTAAAAAACCCTGGTATGATACAGAAACTTATGATTTTGGAATGACTAAAATGGGTGAAGACAGTTGGTTCTGTAGACAAATAAGAAATGAGGGTATTAAAATATGGTGTGACCCACAAATTAAAATAGGTCATATTGGTTCCTACGTTTTTTAGGTAAATACGTTTATTAATATTATATAAATTTATGCAATTTAATGATAGTACAAATAAAAGTAGTATTTGTCATAAAATAGATTTTTTATGTAGCTCTACTACCACGTCATATCCGTTAAAAGATAAAGCTAGAGATGTTAATATAGCCTTAGAACAGTTAGTAGCTAAGATAATAAATGCTGATGGTACTTGGCAATGGGACGACACTAACTACACTGACTTGCCTGTAGGGACCGGTGATTTAGTAGACACTCAATCTTCATACTCTTTTGCGGTTGATTTTCTTGATATTGAGAATATTAAAATTAAAGACGCTAATGGTAATTGGAATATTATACAACCGGTAGACCAATCACAGCTTAGTTATCCATTAGAAGACTTTTTAACTGATGATGGTTTACCTATTTATTATGATAAAGTTGGTGATACTATTAAATTATATCCAGCACCAAGTGCAAGTGATGTAACTGTAACTGACGGTATTAAAGTACAATTTAAACGAACAGCAGACTTGTTTAATGCTGATGGTACTGATACTACATCCGTGCCTGGTATTGCATCACCTTTCCACGTTTTACTAGCTTATTTAGCTTCTGTTGAATATTGTTCTACATATAAAAAAGACAGAGTGGCATTGTTAGAAAAAAGAATTGACGAGGGTATCGACGAAATGATTGCATTTTATTCAAGACGTGAAAAAGATAAGAAAAAAATAATGACTATAGCTCCAATAGAACATAGATAATATGGCTTTAACTATTACAAAAGAATCAAAGAACACTCTAGCCCTTAGTAATGAAGATAAAGACACTTCTATGACTTGGGACGAATTAGACCCTTTAATTTGGGATGATAATACTGGCGTTTGGAGCCACCCACGTAGACCATTTGACAAGGACAGCAAAAATATTTTAACAATAACTAACGATTCTAAAGTATGAATTATTTAAAAACAATTTTAATATCAGTATTAACAACCATAATCCTAGGATTGGTTGTTTATTATTTTGTCCCATTATGGGAGATTGACAGATTTATAAGAGAAAATCTTTTAGGTGCAACAGTAACCGAGATAAGCGGAAGCGATACTATGTCTAATTTTCCGACAGTTTATAATGCAAATCTGTCTTCAATGAATAGTGCTAAAGCAGAAGTATCAACCACAACGCTTAACAATGTAACATCAATACCAAATCTAGCTACTATAGGCACAATAACAACAGGAACCTGGACCAGCACAGACATAGGAGTAGCTTACGGAGGCACAGGTGCTTCTACGTTAGGCTCTAACTTAGTATTACTAGGCAATGGCACAGGTGCAATACAATCCGTAACCGCAGGAAGTAATGACCAAGTATTAACATTAGTAGCTGGTGTACCTGCTTGGCAATCTGGTACTATTGATGAAACTTTGAACTACGCTTGGACTGGTCAGCATAGTTGGACTACTGGAACAACCACATTCAATAGTGCAGTTAGTCTAGTAGGATATACATCTGCTACAAGTTTGCAGATAGCTTCTTCGTCAGCACCAACACCAGACAAAGACACAGAGGTGGCTAATAAAAAATATGTTGATGATTCATTGAATAGTTATGGGTTTGGTGATTATGAAACTTTAGTTTTTGGTACTGATTATTATGCGACATCAACAGGTATATTAGTTGCTTACGCTATATCATCCGATGCTAGTGGATTACAATTAATAGGCTATGAAAAATCTACTACTCCACCAAACACAGTTATAACAAAAAGTAAGGTTATTATTTCTGAGTATGAAGTTAATATTACAATGCCAGTTAAACAAGGTCATTATTTTAAAGCGGCAATAGTTGGTAATAATAGTGCAAAATATGTTAGATTTATACCATTAGAATAATATGGG